TTATTATTAGACGTTGAAATAGAACGGGTTAAGAATGAACTTGTTTTTAATGAGTATAAGAACCACAATATCAATCAACATTCAGTTGGAATGTACTATGTGAAGATTGACTTAGCAATAGACAACCAAGACGACAAAGAAGCTTATGCACTATACAGAAAGTACTTACCTCAAATAGGTAATGCTGATAAGGTAGAGCAGCAAGGTTATTTCTTTGCGGTCCAGGAGGCTAAATTGAAAGAAACAAGCGCGGTATTAATGGGTTCAAACGACTTAACAGGTATATTTGATAACAATAAAAGCATCAAAACAATAGACGAAGCGCAAAAAATGTTCGATTATTTAGGTAAAAATATAGAGAATAAGGAAATTTTTAATAATATTTGTAAGCAGTATGTTGACACTTTCAAGCAAATCGAGCCGTCTTTGGACACTCAAACTGTTATTAAGCCGTCATTTTACACAACAATGAGTAAATTTTAATAACAAACAAAGACCTTGAAAGGGGCAAAAACAAAATGAAGTTTTCAGAATTTTTAGTATCTAAAGAAGTTAGCGACATCGCTGGCTTAGATGCAGAAAGACAAGCTGAATTATACAATGAGTATAACGAAGCGTCAAAAGTAGAAATTGAAGCAGCAATTGCTTCTAAAGCATCTAGTGAAGATGTAGCAAGTTTAAAAGCTGAACTAAGCGAAACAATGACGAAGCAATTCGTAGCATTGCAAACTGTTCTTAAGGAGCAAGGAATGTATATGAAAAAGATTGCAAAGTCTGACGCTGTAAAAGAAATCTCTTTAGATAAAGTTTTAGCTGACAATAAAGAAGCATTGAAAAAGTTGCAAGGTTCAACTAACAGCGCTGACAATGTTAAGATGACATTGAAAGTTGTTGGTGATATGTCTTTAGGTGGTAACACTACTGGACAAGTTCCACAAGCTGACAGAAACCCAATTATCGGAGACACTAAATCTAGATCAATTAAATTGATGGACTTAGTTACTATCGGTTCTATTGGTTCAAATTTAAAGGAGTGGATGTATGTCGCGAATAACGACGGTACAGCAGGAGCAACCGCTGAGGGAATTTTAAAGAATCAAATTGATTTCGATATTGTTGTAGGTTCTCAAAAAGTTGAGAAAATTACAGCGTTCGTTACTGTTACTGATGAAATGTTGGACGATGAAGCTCAAATGTCTACATTGATTAACAGCAAATTAGCAATCGAATTAAACAAAGCTTTAGAGCAAGGTGTTTATGATGGTTCAGGAGTTAGTCCAATCTTAAACGGTATTGAAACTGTTTCCCCTGTATTCGCTGCTGGTGTATTCGCTGCAACGGTTGACAATGCAAATGAGGTTGATGTTTTACAAGTAGCATCTAATCAAATTGAGATAGCTGACCAAGATATGGCTACAGCAATTTTAATGCACCCTAGTGACGTTACTTCTTTACTATTGACTAAAATGTCTAGTACAGATAAGCGTTATGTTGAAAGGTTACAAATGATTGCAGGAACACTTTCTTTTGATGGTATTCCAGTTGTAAAAACAACATTAGTTACTCAAGGTGAGTTCTTAATGGGAGATTTTACAAAAGCAAAAGTAGACTTCAAACAAGGTGTTACTATTGAGGTAGGTTACAATGCTGATAACTTCGTTAAGAATTACAAAACAATTAGAGCTGAAGTAAGAGCTGTTTGTTATGTAGAGAACAACGACAGACCAGCGTTTGTTAAAGGTGTATTTGCAACAGCAAAAGCAGCTTTAGAAACTCCTTAATAACTAAGGTTTAAATAATAAAAAGAGCCCTGTCTAGTACGGGGCTTTTTTTTTACACCAAATTACATTAGATTTACATAGATAAAATCTATAATTATTAAATTATCATTATGGCTAAGAAGGTAACAGTTAAGAAAGTAGCAGCACCAAAGAAGGAAGCTGTTAAATTAGACCCTAAGAAGTCTTATACGTTAGTACTAGACAAAGACACTAAGCACATGAAAAAAGGGTCTTACGTTGTAGATGGTGCAATGGCTGATGTATTATTAAGTAAAGGAATAGGCGTTATTAAATAATGGCTTTACCTCCAATCATACCACCTGACCCAATTGAAGCGAATGTAGACTATCGTTATGATGGTTGCTATCAGTCAATGGTATTGGTATTGCTTCAAAGGTTAATAGACGGCTCAGGAGGTGATACGGCAAAGCTACAAGAAATACTAGATGAGCTAATAGCGTTAAATGGTAAGGTAGCAACAGAAGCGACTTTAGCTAAAGTTGAAGCTATTACGGCTCAAATGAATTTCACAGGTGGTGCTTTAGATGTTAACGCAACTATTAGCACCGCAGGACTAGCAACAGAGCCTACTTTACAAGGTGTTGAATTAAACACTACAAGAAGCGAAAACTTACTATCTGAACTATTAGAAGCTCAAAATAAGACTAACAAATATTTAAGAAAAATTTATAACCCCGAATAATGGCAACAGAAATAACAGACGGAGCAGGAACAGGCAACCGAGCAAAAGTAGACAACGACAAGAGGTTGCACGTTAACAGCGTAGCACGTACACAAGACGAACAAGCAGCCTTATTAGGTGTAGCTTATAACCTTTCAACGGGTACGGTTAACCTTACAAGTGATACGAAAAGCTGTGTAGCTTATTTAAAGTACACTAATGGCGACCCGTTTGTAATTAAAGAAATAATTATAATACCGTCGGGTTCTACTGGTGGAGTTGGTAATGCTTCGGTACAGATACAAAGAAACCCAACAGGTGGAACAATTGTAAGTAATGCAGTGCCTTTTTCAGCGGTTAACAATAGAGATTTTTCAAGCTCTAACAGTATTGCTAACGATGCTGACATTCATAAAGGTGCTGAGGGAGATACTTTAACGGGTGGTACTAGCTTTGCTTTTACAACTAGGGATAACTTTGATATTCCGATAACTTTTGACGCTGCAAATATTGTACTTAGAAAGGGGAATAGTGTAGGGGTTTGTATAACACCACCAACGGGTAACACTTCTCAAAGTTGGGTAGTTGCAATAGTTGGTTTTGTAGAAACGGCTGAGGTATCAGGTAACGATTAATAAATATTAAAAGATAAGACAATGAGCGAACAAATAATTGACGGAGAAGGTACGGGTTTAAAGGTTGGGGTAGACTCTCAACACAGATTAAAAACTTTTTCAGTTACGGAGGTAGAAGATAAGACCGTAAACAGAGATGGTAGACAATGGAGCTTATACTTCTCAGAAACGCCCGTAGGAGCTAACGACATATTTTTTTACTTAAAAAATACTGGTAGCGTTCCTATAGCTATAACAGATATTAGAAGTATTTGCTCGGCTCCTGAAACTTTAATTTACGAATGGGTTTCGGGTACACCCGTTTATGTAAGTGGTACTGATGTAGTGCCTACACCGAAAAACGGAGGAAGCTCAAAGGAAGCGTCTATTACTTGTAAATTTGATACAAATATAACGGCGCTAACAGAGGAAGGCGTTTTGTATTTTGACAGATTAGACACGGCTAACAAAATGTACAAATTAAGTACCTCTTCAAATATTATTATACCTCAAGGCTCGGCTTTTGCTTTAAAAGCTACAACGGGAGGAAATTTAATTACGGGGGTAGTTTCAATAGTAGAAATAGAGTAATGATAACGGCTAAAATAGTAGGTTCAGACGGTAAAGCATTAAAAGTTAACGGTGAGGGCGAAATTAGTGTAGTAATACACCAACACCCACCTATTAACGAGGACGTAGTAGCTTTACCATTCAGGCAATACTTTACAAGTAACGGAGGTTTAAGCGGCTCTAATTCTATGAATGTTAACGCAGCTTTAGCCGCTCCTATTGACTTTTACATAGCTGCTAACCCTGATTATGATATTTACATAAAATACATTACTTGTGAGATTGGGGACGGAGGGAGCCCAGCTTTAAATAAGTTTGGCGCTTTAACTGCTTTAACTAATGGCGTTAAATTTTTATGGGATTCACAAACAGAACCAAACTACGAACTGCACGAGGGAATAAAAACAAATAAGGAGTTTATTCGTATAGCTTCGGATACGGCTGGTATTGGTACGGGTATAGATGCTTTCCTTGCTGACGTTTCAGGTGGTGGAAGTGAAAAGAGTTACTTACCTAACATGGATATGACAGAACTTTACGGCTTGCCTTGGGGTTTAAGGCTTAGAGGTGGCACAAAAGATAAGATTATTTTTAGGATACAAGACGACTTAACAGGGCTTAGTACTTTCAATGCTATTGCAACGGGTACAAGAATTTAAACAGGTTTTGTGATTTTTCCCTGTTTAGTAAGTGGAAGCCCTCTAATTTTTTAGGGGGTTTTTGCTTATATTTGATTAAAAAACATTTGTATGATAGAATTTAACGTAAACGAGGGCAAAAGAAAGCTCAAAGATGACTTCTTTGATGTTACCTTGAACGAATTATCAGCAGCTTATAAGTTTGTAAGCAAACAAGACGCAGACACTAAGCGTTATCTATTAGTAAAGGACGCAAAAGAGATAGATAAGGATAAGTTTTACGAGTTTAAATTAAAGTGGGTTGCTTTATTTAGTGATTTTACGGTTGAGGAATTGAGAATGATACCGATTGAAGGTAATGAATTGAAAAATTTAAGCGTTGAATGGCTTTACGATCACTGTAAACAGTTCTTAAATCAACCTAAAAGCTACCTAGAACTAAAAGAGTTTAAGCATAAAAGGAAAAAATACAGCATTATAGAGCCTATTAAAACTATTTCAGGGGCCGTTATGCTCTTTGGTAATGGTAATTATAGGCAGTTTATGCTTGGAAGTCAGTTAACAAACATGGTTAACAACCAAAAGAATGAGAAAGGTATCGAAGGACTTAAACAGTTATTCGCTTTGCTCTATACAGACGGGAAAGATTCAAGCGAGGACATAGTAAAACGGGCTGAGGTGTTTGGAGAGGTTAACGCGTTGTACGGTTGGAGTGCTTACTTTTTTTTTGTTCAGTTAGTAAAGAAATACAACGACTATTTCCGCTTATCTATGACAAAGAACCCGAAGCCCCGAGTAGCTCAAGAATTAGCGATTCAACAGTTAAGAACGTTACTATTAAAAACTTCTTTTGGGAGATGGTTGCTATTGAAGTTGCCGAAAAGGGAGTTCTCAATACTACGAACATGAGCTTACGTGATTGGATAACAGGAAAGAAACAGGAAGCACCTTTAGAGGCAGTAATGAACATGAGAGCGTTTGATGTTCTTAAAATATTTAATTTAAACTTAGCAAAATGACATTTGAACAATTAGTAGACATATTTAAAGTGGCTGCACTGGCCTATGTACCAACACCACCAAACAATGGATTAAGTTTTAAGTATAACAAAGTTTGGTATAATAACGGAGCACCTTCCAATACTTATCCTTCAATGTTGTTTGAAAGAAGTCCTGACTTTGAGTTTACAGGGTTGCAAAGTAACGGTAATGTAGGGCTTCAAACTTTTAACGGTAAGCTATTCTTTTACGATACTTATGAAGAGTCAGAAAGGGGCGCGAATAATAACGAGGACTGGATTAAACAAAGCGAATTGAATGATTTAGCATTGATTATCATAGGAGATATTAACAACCTTAACAAGGCTGCAAATGGTAGGGAAATTAAATGGGGTAAAGGATTCTTAGCAATGGATGTGCATAATCCTGCTTTAGTTCAAGTGTTTGTTCCTTTCTCAGTAACTCTTAAAGTGGCTTGTAAGGTATGATAAAACAAGGGCTTCAATTAGTAGGTGATTTTATTGTAGAACAGCTTATAAAGACAATAGAAGTACAGGGCCACAGAACAACGGGCGAACTACAAGAGTCTTTAAGCGCTGTAATCAAAACGGAAAGCGGAGGTTATAGTATTGAAATATGGGGTAGGGGTTACGCTAAGTATGTAGAACAAGGAGTACCAAAAGGGGCAAAGGTTTCAGTTTATGCCCTTGCTGAATGGGTTTACAATAAAGGAATAGCAACAGGAGAGAAAGAAGTTAAAAATATAGCATTTGCAATACAGGCTAAAATATTTAAAGAAGGGTCTGTACAATTTAGAAAAAACAAGAAGGGTTTTGTTGAGGTTACACTAGACGCAAACTCAAAAGCTATATTTCAAATGGTGCTAGACTTATTTACAAAAGAAATTACTTTATCTTTAAGCAATACAATAGCGAAAAACAAAGCAGCATTTAAATAAACAGCATGGCATTAACGATAACGACAACAGGAAGCGAAATAAGTACAGAGAAGTTTGTAGTAACTGGGGTAAGTAATGACCCTTTAGTGACAACCGTACTTTTGAGCGTTTATATTGATGGGGTAACGTTAAGCCACAGACTAGAGCACTTACCAGATATTAATACTACTGATACTTTTAGCTTTGAGATTAACAGCATTATAAAAGACTACTTTGATTTTCAATTCTTAGCGTTAACAGGTGTTAATCAAACAGTACTACAAAATGTTTTAGTAGGTATTGAATTGAATGAGGTTATCGGTACGGCTGTACAAGGTGCTTCTTATCGTGATTACGTTGTGACTAAGAACATGACACAAGATACTTTTGAAATAGAGGACTTTGATTTAAACGATTATGATTGTGGAGATACAGGTAGCTCAACAAGTAAGTTGTTAACCTCATCACCTAACCCGTTACCAATTGGCGACCTAACAAGCGTTCATTTATCATGCTTAACATCTTCTTATGATGGTGGAGGACTACCTAAGCAACAATGGGTAATTGAAAAATATTTAAGCGGTGTATTGGTTAATATAAGTACGGAGCTTGTTAGCGTACCTAGCAGAGACATTAGTGGTTATATTGCTAGTGGTAAATACGACATAAGTAATTATAGAGTTGATTTTAACAGTGCTGATGGGTATGATGAGGTAAGGATAACTATAAAAGATATTTTAACACCATTCACAGCGAGAAGCGAAACCCGTTCTTATCAGTTAAATGATGCTTGCGAGCGTTCAATAACATTATCATGGTACAATGAGCTTGGCACACAAGATACTTTCACATTCTTAGGGAATATTAACAGGGTCGGTAAATACACAGACAGCAGCTTTAAACAAGTGCGACCAGTTAACCCTTTGAGTACAAACGTGGGTGATTTAGTTTATAAGTCAAGTTACAACTATGAATACGACATTTTTAGCGACAGAATGCCAGAAAGTACTGTTCAATGGTTATCAAAGGTATTGATTAATAAAAGGGCAGCTATTCAAACGGAAAAGGTTGTTAGAACTGCTACGGCTGCAAAAAAACAAGGATTACTTTACAATTGGTTTGTTATAGATCAAGGAGGTGGAGGTGATGGAACAGCGGTAGGAGGTATAGTTAACCCTTCGCAAACTGGGTGGTATGTTCCTACATCAACAGTAGGTGTTGATTTTGATTTATTAAAAACTTTCCTTTCTACTGGTGGAGGTGGTAAGTTAAAAGAAACAGGTTTTACAAATTGGGATTCACCAAACACAGGAGCAACAAATTCAACAAAGTTTAACAGTATAGGTTCGGGGGTTCGTGAGTTTCCTTGGGGCTTTTCAAATCTTAAAAAAACAGGTCAATACTTAACAAGTTTAGACACAGGTAATCCTTCTTATCCTTTAGGGTCTTTTACTAGATACTTTACCACCTTTAGTGGTGATGGAATTTCTTTAGGTGTTCAAGACGGTAAAGCTGGTACGTCTATTCGCTTAATGCGTTTAGCTGTAGGCGGTGAAAATGACGGTGATTTGATACCTAACGCCTACTTAGGTAATAACGGCGAATCTTATGAAGGTGTCGTTATAGGCACACAGGTTTGGATAACTAGAAACCTTTACGAAACTGAGTTAAACGACGGAACATTAATTCCAAACGTTACAGACGATACAGCATGGGGTAATTTATCTACGGGGGCTCTTTGTTCTTATAACAACACAACCCTATTGCCTACGGGTACTTTTATAGACGGCAAATACTTTCCTATCTTAATCACAACAGAGGAGACTACTTTAGACGATAAATTTACACCTGAAACATTATTCAGATTAAAATTTAGGTTAGCAAACAGACGTAAAGGATTGAAATAATGAGAGAATTGCAGATATTAATACTTGATTTACAAGGGAATCAATTAGGTGAATTAGATTTAACTGATAGCGATGACTTTGCGTTGAAATTAACCAAGTCTTTAGCGTCTATTAATGACTTAGGGAGGCGGAATACTTCTTATAGCCTAGACTTTGACGCACCTCAAACAAAGAACAACAACAAACTACTAGCTGGTTTAAGGTTTGCAACGCATTCTAAGGAGATACTAGGGCAAAAGCCTTGCAGTATATTAGTAGACGGTAATCAAGTTGACAGGGGTTTTCTATACCCTTTTGAAAGTGAGCTTGATGGTATGTATAAGCTTAACTTTAAAGGCTTAAATAATGACTGGGTTGAGCAGTTAAGGGATGTTGAGTTAAATCAATTGAATTGGAGAGATTATTTAACAGGTTTAAGAAGTGTTGACGCTACAGAGTACTTTAAGGGTGCTAGGTTTGATGTGTTAAACGCTTTAAATTCAGACACAGTAGATTTAACTTATCCTTATGTAAATAGGAATAACTCAGGTTATAGCGGTTCCTTTCGCCCTCAAATACACATGAGGTCTATCATTATCTCAATGTTTGAAAAGATAGGCTATACTGTTAATAGTGCTGTTATTGAGAGTGATTGGGTTAGGGGTGACAGACCAGCTAACAGAGTACCTTATTGGGATGCTTTTAGTAATCCTTACTGGCATTTAGGTATTGGAATAGATCCAGCTTTTCAAA